TTGTCACTATTGTAAAAGGAGATTTGGAAATAGTACATCAATTTACAAAACTTCCAGAAGTATGACAGTCATAACAGTACAACAACAGACGGTTCAAAGAGTAACTACGTCACAGCAGACGCCAATCACTATTGTAGTTCGACCAACCGGACCACAAGGACCTCCAGGACCAATGACAGTATTTGGAACTGTAGATAAGCGAACAGGAATTGATGGAGGATTCTTTGGAGAAATGTCCATTATGGATGATTATTTATATGTATGTGTGAAAGCCGGCGGTGCTGGTGTTGCTATTTGGAAAAAGACACTTTTATTTACCACATTATAAGTTTACAATGGTACGAAAAATCAAAGAAATTAATCAAGAGCTTCTAAAAGCAAATAAAAAGCTAAGGGAAGTTCAAGCACTTAAGGAAGAGGCGGAAAAAGAAGAACAAGATCTGATTAATTCAGTTAATACATTAATTGAAGAAACTTCTAAAGAAAAAAATGTTTGGGTTGGTGTTGTACTAACGAAAGCAGATTTGGTAAGTATTATCGGGATTGCCCTAGAAACAGGGGAGTCAATAAGAATAGCTTCTAAGGTGTACATTAACGAATAAAACCTACAACTATGGCACAATATGAGTTATGGCTCACGCAGAACGTCCACGCTACCGGAATTGAGTTTTCGGAAAAGCAGGTCAATATTTCAAAAGGAGGTCTTTTAACTGCAAATGCAGCTCAAGTTCCAGTCGTACTTCCTGTTGGTACAGATACATATGTGTTGACTGCAGATGCTTCGACTACAGAAGGTTTCAAATGGGCAGCACAAGCTGCCGGACATACACAGAACACAGACACAGGAACAACTTCTGCTGTCTTTGAATTAGATTCTGATGGATATAAAATTGAATTGACTGCAGAGTCTGCTTCTAAGTTAGGAGCAAAAGTAGACGGCGGTGCAACATATGCAGATTTTCAAGCTAAAGACGGAACATTCAATAAAGTAACTGTTGGTTCAGCTTCTCCATCTGGTGCATATGAGTTGGTTCATAAAACATATGTAGACGGATTGTTTGCTGCCAATGATGCTATGTTATACAAAGGAACCATTGGTGCTGGAGGAACTCATACAATCACTGCCTTTAATGCACTAACCACATACAATGCTGGTTGGACTTATCGTGTAATTGAAGCAGGAACTATTCGAGGAAATGTCTGTCAAATTGGGGACATTGTAATGATATTGACCGACCGTACAGGATCTGGTAACCTGGATGCTGACTTTACCGTTCAGCAAGCAAATATTGACGGAGCCGTTATTGGACCAGCTTCGGTAACTGACAATAGTATTGCATTGTTTGACGGTATTACCGGAAAATTAATTAAAGCAGGTTCAGTAGTTGGTACAATGGCTTACGAAACAGCTACCAACTATATGCTAAAATCAATCTACGATGCGAACTCTATTATATATGCCACAGCAGACAACACCCCTCTATCCTTGACAATCGGTGCTTCAACTATTGTGGGGCGTAAGGCTACAGGAGATATTGTAGCACTGACACCAGCAGAATTAGCTAACGTTCTTTGTGTTACTGCTCCAGCATCTAAAACAGCAGCAGGAACGGCCGGACAGATTGCTTTCGATGCAAATTTCATTTATCGCTGTACTGCAACAAACGCTTGGACAAGAGCAGCAATGGCAACTAACTGGTAATATTTTAAGTCATGGCTTCAGGAGATATCAAAGTACTGCAAGAAGGATCTGATGGTAAATACACCGAGATTGAGGCTAAGACTGTCTTGGCACCATTAGCCTCCCCAACCTTCACCGGAACAGTAACGCTACCAAAAACTGTACTAGGAGAAACGTCGTTTCAGTTAGATGCTGCACTCTCTGCTGATGGAACATGGAGTGGAATAACAGAAATCGGAACGGTTGGAGCTTCAACTCTTGCTTTTGGCGATCTCTGTTATTTTAATGTTTCTACATCAAAATGGGATTTAGCAAAAGCAGATGTAGCTGCTACTTCAGGGGGCGTTAAATTGGGAATGTGTGTGTTGGCAGGTGCTGCTAATGCTGCTACCGAAATGTTGTTGTACGGCAAAATTAATGCTGCTTCAAAATTCCCGACATTAACTATCGGAGCAGTCTGTTACATTTCTGCTGCAACGGCTGGAGCAATAGTTGCTGGTGCGACAAACGTAACGACAGGACAACCGAGTGGTACAGATAATGTAATCCGAATAATAGGATACGGAAATACAGCAGATGAACTTTTTTTCTCTTGTGATCAATCATATATGACTCATACCTAATGGACTACAAAAAATCACAGAACAACTACTTCGCTACTCCTAAAGATAACCCTAAGGATAAGATTGAATTGGTTATTGGCGACGATAAACAAGTTGCTTTTTATCCTCAAAAGAAGGTTAAGCGTTGGGATAATGAAGTAAATGTTTCAATTCGGTTAGTTCACAATGAGAAAGCACCCACATTCAGGAAAGACCCCGACAAGGTCGTTTGGACAGGAGAAAAAGTTGAAGCTCATTTTTACGACATCGATCCTAGCGATGAACATCCTGAAGGTGCAAGTGAGTTTGAAATATTTCTGAAAGAAAAACCTGTAACCAATGTTGTTTCGTTTACTGTTGTAGATAAAGGAGTCGAATACTATTATCAGCCAGAACTTGCAGATGAAGAAGTTCAGGAAATGGTAGATAAGGAAGGAATATCTTTGCTTGAAGCTAAACGGCAATGCAGACCCGAAAATGTAGTTGGTAGTTATGCTATTTATGCTAAAGAGCCAAAGCAAAATATAGTTGGGGGCAAGCAATATAAATGTGGCAAAGTAGGGCATATTTACCGACCACGCATTGAAGATGCCAATGGTGTAAAAGTTTGGGGTGAACTGAAAATTGACAAAGGATTATTAACTGTTACTATTCCACAAGAGTTTATAGATAACGCTGTTTATCCCGTTCGCCATGCCGCAGGTCTGACGTTTGGATATACGAGTCTTGGCTCTAGAGCACTTAGTATTGGTGTAGATAATATAATTACTTCTATTATTGGGACTGCATCAACTGATGGAATACTGTTGAAAATACAAGCTGCATTATGGAGTCCAAGTGGCGTTGGTTCTGTTGGAATGGCATTGTATAATGACACAGGCGGATCACCAACTACTTTAGTTAGTAATTCTTATTCTGGATCACTAAGCCCCACGAGGACAACTTCACCAACACAAGATTCTGAATGGTTCTCAAAGGATGGAGTAAGTGGCATTGTTGTTAATGGTAATAAATATTGGATTGTACTTAATTCAAATAACTCTACTCTTAGAATTTCTGCGGACAGCGGACTTCCAAGCGGAACAAGTAGATACAAGGTTTCTCCTTATGGTAATTTTCCAGTAAATCTTATTACAAGTACAAGTGCTAATACTAATATGTTTTCTATTTACGCCACCTATACAGCATCAGGAGGTTCATCAGCCATTAAAACCATAAACGGCTTGGCAAAAGCATCGGTAAAAACATGGAATGGTTTGGCTATTGCAAGTGTTAAATCAATAAACGGATTGACTTAATTATCAAATAACAAATTAAGATATGGAACGAGTTAGGACAAGTAAAGTCAATATCAATGAGCAAGCTGCTAGATTGCAGACTTTAAGTGCATTGGTTTCCAGAGCTAACCTATCTGCTGGTTTAGGTATGGATCAGTTTAATGGAGAAAGAGACATATATGAAGCTTTAGGTTACAAAAAAACTCTAATGTTCTCTGACTATGCTTCCAGATACTTAAGACAAGATATTGCCAGAGCAGTTATAGATCGTCCAGCCAAAGCAACTTGGCAAGGTCCTTTATTGCTGCAAGAATCTTCTCAAGCAGAAGAAACAGAATTGGAAAGAGCCTGGAAATCTTTAAGCAAAGAATTCGGATTAAAAACAAAGTTCAATCAAGTAGATAGGCTTTCTGGTATTGGTTGTTACGGAGTATTACTTTTAGGTCTTGATGATGTTAAAAAACCTGATGATTTTAAAAAGCAAGTAACTATTGGTAAACGGACTTTAAAGTATGTGAAGCCCTTTAGTGAAAACTCTGCTAAGATAGCCTCATACGAGGCTGACACCAAAAACAAAAGATACGGACTGCCTCTAACATACAATATTACAATCGCAGCCAATGAAACAGGATCTACGCTATCGAATGCAACGATGCCTTCTACACAGACTGTAGAAGTACATTATACAAGGGTCATTCATGTAGTGGACGATGTTCTTGAGAATGAAGTATTAGGATCTCCAAAATTAGAAGTAGTATTCAATCGTTTAGCTGATTTAGAAAAGATCGTTGGCGGTGATGCAGAAATGTTTTGGAGAGGTGCGCGTCCTGGTTATCAAGGAGTAGTAAATAAAGACTTCCAAATGACTCCTGATGCTAAGAAAGATTTAAAAGATCAGATCGATGAATATGAACACCATTTACGCAGAATGTTGGTAAATGAAGGAGTTACATATTCTGCATTAGAAGGACAAATATCAGATCCTGTAAACCACGTAGACATCCAAATACAGATGATTTCTACAGTAACAGGAATTCCAAAAAGAATATTAACAGGAACAGAACGAGGAGAATTAAGTTCAAATCAAGATGCAAGTGAATGGAAATCTTATGTAGGTGGAAGAAGATTAGATCATGCTGAACCTCATATTGTAAGACCGTTTGTTGACAGGATGATGGAATTAGAAATACTTCCAGATGCTATTGACGAGGATTATGAAGTTGTTTGGTCTGATTTGTATTCTAAATCAGAAGCAGACTTAGTAAAAATCGGAATGGATCGTTCTACTGCATTGAAAAACTATGTTTCTTCCCCAATGGCAGAAGCGGTAATTTCTCCAGATGCATTCTTAGAATACTTCTTAGGACTTGACGACAATCAAATTCAAATAATTAAGAAGCAAGGTTTGTCGGACATAGAGAAAGAGCAGTTAATGATTTCTTTAAATCCTCCTGCTCCTGTCACTAAACCTGGAACAGTAAAACCTCCAGTCAAAAAAGTAAGAGTAAGAACAGCTTAATATGTGTGAAATCTGTAACAATACTATCCAGTCCAATAATCAGTATGATCCTACAAGGACACTGACATTGAGAACTATGTTTGTAAGAAACATGGATAAGAGATTTAACGGTCTGGTTGCAGCTGTCATTCAGAAAGTAGTTAAAGAAGATTTTTTCGGATTAAAAGATATTCAGACAAATGCTGTCCCGTATGCTTTTCCACGTTCTGCAGATAAAGTAGCAGAATTTATGCTTTGGTTAAAAGGACAAGTAGATAAAGGGATTTTGTCTGTAAATGAATACGAACAACTTGGTGCGGCTATTGAGAATGCTTGGACCAATATGTACGTTACTGATTCATATAAGAGGGGTATCGTTCGGGCACGTTATGAACTTCAAAAAGCGGGCTATGATGTCCCGAGCATTGAAACTACCGGAGGTATCTTTGTGTCAATGAATGTCCCTCTTCATATGGATCGTGTTGGTTTGCTTTACACCAGAGTATTTACTGATTTGAAAGGAATAACAGATGAGATGTCTGTTCAGATTAGTAAAGTACTTTCTCAGGGGATGGCTGACGGAGAAGGGATGTTAAGCATTGCAAAGAAGTTAATCGGAACGATTAATGGAACAGGGATGGGAGATTTAGGTCTTACTGACACATTAGGTAGATTTATTCCAGCTCAACGCCGTGCTCAAATATTAGCTAGGACAGAAATTATTAGAGCACATCACCAAGCAATGATTCAAGAATACAGGAATTGGGGATCTATAGATTTGTATGTGATGGCAGAAATGTTGACTGCAGGAGATAATCGGGTTTGTAGTAAATGTGAAGAATTAGCCGCACAATCTCCATATACATTAGATGCAGTACAAAATCTGATTCCTGTGCATCCTGATTGTCGTTGTATTGCTTTACCATTTGAAGTAGGTGTAGATGAATTGATTATGCCATTTAATAAAAGATAATATGGAAAATTTAGGAACATACTCATTTTTGCAGAATGCAAAACAAGTAACAGGGTACACCGTATCAGAAACTGTACATCAAGAAAAGAAACATTTGATTGTTCCTGTCATTATGATTGTGGAAGGTGTTTTAAACGGTTCTCATGGACCTTTATATCACCCTGTAGAAGAGTTTGGGAAGTTTCCTGAAAGCTGGAATGGGATACCTGTAGTTATAAATCATCCAGAATCTGACGGACATGCAATATCTGCAAACAGTCCAGAAGTTGTAGATAATTTAGCTGTAGGACGTGTTTATAACTGTCAAGTTGTTTCAAACAAGTTAACCGGCGAAGTCTGGCTTGAAGAGGAAAAGCTGGGCAAAGTATCCGCCGACACTTTAAGTGCCGTAAACAGTAAGAAACCTATAGAAATCAGTGTTGGTGTTTTCACAGAGGATGAAGCAACTCCTGGAGTCTATGACGGAATACAATATACTGCTATTGCCAGAAACCATAGACCTGATCATTTGGCGCTCTTGCCCGGAGCCGTTGGAGCATGTTCTTTGGAAGATGGTTGTGGTATTCGTGCTAATCAAAAGAAAGGAGAACTCAATGTGGAAAAGGTAACATTGGATAGCAGTATCCAAGTACTGAAAGAAGGGGGTTATAAAATCAGCACAATTGTTGATAACTCCGAAAAGGGATTAAACGAGAAACTCGATCAACTTCGGGATCTTGTTAGATCTTTGAACGTCTATGTCGATGGAGGCACTGACAATGCTTGGTATTATTTGATTGAAGCTTACGATGACTATCTCATCTATGAAAAAGAAGGGAATAGCGAATGTAAGTACTACAAACAGAATTACCAGTTTGTTGTTGACTCCGGTGCTGCTGAATTCGTCGGCAATGCTGTCGAAGTTAAGAAAAAGGTAGAGTATGAAACTATCAATACAAATGTAAAACGAGTAAGAACTAATAAAAAGGAGACTTCAAGTATGGCATGTACCCCATGTGTGGAAAAGAAGGCAAACGAACTGATTGCTAATTCAGCAACAGGGTTTACCGAAGACGATCGGGATATGTTGCAAGCTCTAACTGAAAAACAGCTGGATGCTCTTGTACCAAAAACGATCGAAGTAAATGCTGCTATGTCTGCAGAAGACACAAAAGCATTGGAATTTGGAAAAGCTGAGTTGGCTAAGAAAAGGTCAACATACATCAGTGGTATCCAAAAGAACACCGCAGCCGACCTTTGGCCGGAAGCTACCCTCAATGCAATGGATGAAGACACTTTGGAAAGAGTGTTTAAATCTGTATCTAAAGAAGAAGTTGACTTTTCTTTAAACGGAAATGCTACTTCTTTGAATGCTAATAAAGACAAAGGCGGCCCAGAACATATGCTGCCTACCGGAATGGAACTTGGTAATTAATTTATATTAGAAAGGAGATAATTAAAATGGCTAAGAATACTGTTATTTTGAAAAACTACTCTGACATTTTTGAAGAGTATGTTGCCGCGGGAGTAATTACCCCAGGAATGCTTGTAGAAGTTAAATCAGCTACCACTTGTGGTTTTCATGATGTAGCTGGCGGTAATGCTATCCCGATGTTCGCGATCGAAGATGCTTTGCAAGGCAAAGGTATTGACGACAATTATGCAGCAACTGATCCAGTCCGTGTTTGGATTCCTGGACGCGGTTGTCAGGTAAATGCTATCCTGGAAGACGGAGAAGACGCCCATGCAGGTGACTTCGTTGTATCTGCTGGAAATGGTAAAGTAAAGGTTTACGATGTTGAAAGCACCGGAGACTATACTCCATTACAGATCATTGGACAAGTCCTTAAAACTGTAGACATGTCGGATTCTTCTACTGTTGATCCTGACGGACGTGTTCAAATCCGTATTGTTTAATTAAACTTAAGAAAGGAGATATAAAAATGTTTGAAGCAAATGTTGATTTAATGGGAGCAAACGGCCAGGCTACAGGTGAAGTTGCTGGTGGCATCATCACTAACGGTCGTTTGAATGTAGGTGCTCTTCGTCCATTTATTGATGAGACAGGAAGGCCTTGTATGACTGTTTATAAAGGTGGTGACCCGAAAATTGCTACTAACTGGGATACCAGGTTCATTAACACTAATGCAACCCTAAGAAGGGATGAGTGGAAACAATTGGATTCTGCTTTGATGGATGTTTCTCGTCAACGCTTAGGCGGTATTGACGATTTACGTTCCAAAGGATTAGTTTACAATCTGGGAAATGCAATGGGAACAACTGTTCTTGAATGGCATGATATTTCTGGGGATATGGAAGCTGTTGTTACCATGGACGGTGTAACCCGTGGAAAGAATGACAGACCGAAATATCAGCACAATTACTTGCCAATTCCAATTATCCATGTTGATTATGAAATCAACGCCCGTGAGCTTGCTGCTTCTCGTTCACTTGGTAATCCTTTGGATACCACAGATGCTGAACGTGCAACCAGAGCTATCCAGGAAAAATTGGAAGGAATGTTGTTTTCTGACAACCAACAGTACTCTTTTGGAGAAAAAGACTCTCGCGGACAGAACACCATTTACAGCTATGTAAACCATCCTGACAGGAACTTGGTGCAGTTGAAAGTAGCTTGGAACGAATCCGGCAAGACTGCCGCTGCTATTGTTGCAGATGTAATGGCAATGAAAGATGCCTCTATTGCAGACTACCATTACGGACCTTGGCAGTTGTACATTCCAACATCTTATGACACCGTTATTGACAATGATTATGATACCGCTGGTGCATCTACGATGACCATTCGCGAACGTATCTTGAAAATTGCTGGTATCTCTGGTATCAAAGTAATTGACACCTTGGAAGCTGACAACGTGCTTTTGGTGCAAATGACTTCTGACGTAGTACGCCTTGTTCAAGGATTAGGCTTACAGAACGTAGAATGGGGCGTAGAAGGTAAATTTATTACCAAATACAAAGTTCTTACCATACAGGTTCCTCAGATTCGTTCTGATCAGAACAAACGAAGCGGAGTTGTGCATCTTGCATAATTGAAGTATCCTAATCATGGATTATTTTAATTTTTAAAATCTTAATCATGGAAAATAAAAGAGTACGGGTAAGAGCAGACAAACCCGAAGGAAAAGTTAAAAAAGAGAAAAAGGTTGTTGTTGAAGAAGTCGAAGAAACTGCTGTTATCATTGAACAGCCCATAAAATCTCTTTTTAGAAAAATCGGAGGAGGTTCTTTCTTATTTGAGAATCATCATATCAAATCAAACCAAACTTTTTGGGCTGATCCTGATGACATACCTAAATCGTTTCGTAACGTCGTAATCCTTGTAGATCCCGGTGATGCAGTTGCTCCTAAAGCACCTAACAAATTACCTGTACCTCCAGAAGTTTACCATTTGGAAGAAGTAGAAGGTGATCTTTGGAATGTTGTTAATGAAAAAGGAAAACCTATCAATGAGGCTCCTTTAAGTAAAGCATCTGCTGAAGAATTACTAA